GGATACCCATAATAATAGTTTATCTTTCATATTAGGAGTTTTCAGACTTTATTTTACCACAAACTCTTTGAGCTATGTCTTTTGAACCATAAGCTTTAGTTTGGTCAGCAATACATTGCTCCCATGGATAGTCAGCAAAGTCACCAGTCATCATATCAAACTCACCATCTTCTTTATCAACGACAGGTTTAACTTCTTTATCCTCTGATTTTTCAGTAGGTTGAGCACTACTCAACTGAACTTTGATTTTTCTTAATTCGTTTAATTCCATTTTATATATTATTATTTAATTCTTTTATCTACCCACCATACACAACCGAACTGGTTGGGATTGTTATCGGGTATTTTTCCATTTCCATTCCATTTGATATAGTAAGCACCCTCACATAATTTTGTGTCTGCATTCCACTTTGCACAAGTGTAACACATGATTCCAGCTTCTCCTTCTGGAACAGATTTAGCAGGTTTAAAACCAGCAGGAAATTTGAAACTAACCTCGTCTTGTTCAAATCTTAATTCTCTTAATTTTCTTATATCCATTTTATATTATTTAGAAACAGTCAGGACAATTCCACCAGTTAGCAGCTTGTTCAGAATAAACTGACATATTTCCACCCAACTGACCATTATTACCATTTAAGTTTGTTATGGCTTTCATATTCCAACCTTTACGAGTTGAATGTGCCAAGAAAATACCGTTGTTGAATTTTTGAACCCTATCAGGAATCATACCATCAATTGTGGAAGCATTCAAGTAATCAGGGAACTTATTCTGTCCTCTACCTGTTAACAAGTAATCCAATAATCTTTGACTATAAAAGTCTGCTCTTTGTTTTTGTAAAGAACGAAGATATTTCATCGTTTCAATATCAACTGATGCAGCATTCTCCATAGTTCCTTCAACAATACCTCTATTCATCGTACGATACATAATATGTGGTATAGCTTGATAATACGCTGTTTGAATTAGATATGGTTGAATATAATCATTTACCAAAATTGTTTCATCAGGATTAAAAGTATTTCCTGTTGCTTGAACTTGGTCTAATAAATGTTGATAGAACTTTGTACCAAGAATGGTTTGTAGGTCAATATCTTGAGCTATCTGAACTTCAGCTTTCAATACATCAATATCCACATTCTTGTTTATGTTTGTGAAGTTTTTTAATTTAACTTCTGAAATTAATAATACACCCATTTTATACTTGTTTTGGATTTACAGGATTATCTTCTACCACAGGATTTTCTTGAACATCACCAGTAATATATAATGATAATGGTTTAACTTCAAATGTGGTTAATTTTTCAAACTTCAAAGAAATTAATTTATTAAACACAGGTAGAATTTGATTTTGATATGGTTGAATAACCATTTTACGGAAATATTCCGAATGGTCCACAACTTCATCAGCAGAACCTAATTTTCCTGCTGTGGCAATACCGAATAATTCAGCTGAACTTACTCTATGAGCTGATAATATTGTTCTTGTAATGTCATCAGCAAGGTCTTTATAATAAGTGTCGGTATCGTTTCTTTTTATCTGAACAATTTCAGGACTTTGTTCTTTACTTTCGTTGAATGATATGATTGCTTGACCAGCATTATCTGAACCTGAATATTGTGATTCTAATGCTCTAACAATTTCTCTTTGTTCTTCTTCACCAGGTACACCGTTTGTATAGTTAATCCATAAAGACGGTGCCATACCTGAACGAAGATTATTCATGTGAAAGTTCAACATCTCAATATTAATTTCTATTGCTCTTTGTCCTGCCGACCAATCAGGAATCGGGTAATAGGTCATACCTGGTAGGTAATTCTTAAAATAATATAATTGAGACGCTTCTTTCTCATTTTGATTGAATGCTTTAATTTCTTCTGGTGGATGTTTTCTAATTTGTGTCCAATCAGGAGAATAATAATAACAATCAATTTTATCTGTATCTTTATTTAATTTTCCTGAACGGATTCTTGAAAAATCTACATGATATATTTCAGCAAGAGATTTTCTGTCTTTAGCCCAAATTACATTTAAACAAAATCCACCAAATAACATATAATCTAACGCACATTTTCTCATTACTTCAGCAACAGTTTCAGTATCGTTGATTAAATTAACTGTGGCCATTGGATTGTTTAATGATACCAATCCATCACCCATAATTTGATTTACTTTTGATGTAACTACCGCTTTATGTACAGCACAGTTATCAAATAGTTGTACCAAGTAATTTGGTAATAGATTATCAGTTCCATATAACACAAAAGGTACTCTATGTACTACTTCTGAAAAGACTGGTAAGGACGCTCTTGAAAATTCTACTTTTTTTAATTTATCACTCATAATTATTCTTGTATATAAATTGTATTTTCATTAGTTTCATTTGGAGAGATATATTGTGTATAAGGATTTGTTTCTGCTGTTCCTTCTAATATAACAATTCCGTTGAAGACTAATACATTTCCATCCTGTCCATAAATATTCAAATTATATTGACCTTGATAATTCAAGTCATCAACAGATAAATCTAAATAAATGTTACAATAACGAATATTTGAATCGTATTGTAATGGATTTGATGTATCAATTGAGTAAGTTTTAACTTCTTTACTCATGATATGTGTAAATTCAAGTGTATAACCTGTAAAAGTTTGACTTGAATTGTTGTTTATGTTTAAAACCAAGGTGTTTGGTTCTGATTTTAATAAATAAATCATAATATTCTATATCTATAAATATATAAAAAACGAAATTGGATAGGTAGCATAAAAAAAAGATGGGTATTTAACCCACCTTTCTTTAGGAGTATATAGAATCATTCCGAAAATGGAACAGATATTCTAATAAGTAACTGGTACACCAAATACAGTAGCTAAATCACCTACGATAACATTTGCAGGGTTTGATTCTTGACCTTTGAAAGTCAATTCAAATCCGTTTCTGTCACCATACGCAGTTCCTGTACCTAACGCTCCTGCTGATAAGAACATACCATTAGTTTGACCTAAATAATATTGTGTTCCTAAAAAGTCAACAGCGATGATTTGTAATTGGTCGTTTTGTCCCAAGATTTTAACTTGGTCTCTCTTTGCTTGGTCATACTTGTAAAATACTACCTTTAATTCTTGGTCATAGAAAATAGTTCCGTTCTCAAAAGATTTTGTAACGTTTTGAGTTAAAGAACTTGTATTTCTTTTAACTTGGAAATGATAGATAGTAGTTCCTGTTGTAGCAGTACCACCAGTAATAGAACCATCAACAGTATAAGTCAATCCTGTGATTGAACCTCCACCACCAACGATATAGAATGATTGGATACCACCAATTCCGTCAGAACAACCAAGTTGTAAACCCGAAGATATATAACAACTCATATTTTATAATTTATTTGTTTTTTTGTTTATTAAAAAGGGGACTTTCACCCCTTAAGTTTTTTTATAAGATTAAGATAAACCTAAACCGTTTGTTGCGAAATACTTTGTTGTACCGAAAGTAGCAATAGTAGCACCATAGTTGAAGTTAGAACGGATTCTAATTTCATCAAAGTCTAATGAGTACCAAGCTCTTAAAGTTTCATCACTTAATAAATCCACACCATAAATCATATATTCAGCTGGTCCGATTACTACTTGGTTAGAACCATTCAAACCTAATGTTGGAATAACTTCAATATTAGTATTAGGATGGATAGCCTTCATGTTTGAAGTAATATCAGTCTTGTCAATATAGTTAGTGAAGAAGTTAGCTCTTGTTAACGCTTGTACATATAAACGGAAGTTAGAGTGACTCATGAAAACCACTAAATCCTCACGAACTAATGCGTTAGCATCTAATACGTTGATTAAGTTATCTACTTCTGTGATTGGGTTACCTGAAGTACCATAAGCAGCTGTTGTGAAAGTTGTACCACTTGAGTTAGCAACTGAACCTGAATAAGTATTACCAGTCCATGTACTAATCATAGTAGCGAAACCGTTGAAACATGCACCAGTTACATTACCTTGACCGTTTGATGAAGAACCTGTTACAGCTTTCCATAAGTTAATTTCTACATGTTGTTCAATTTGCTTCTTTTTCAAATCAAGAATCATTTGTTCAAATGGAACTTCTTCTTGAGTTTGACCAGCTTTCATCAACATAGATTGGTATGTTGCGAAAAGTTGCTTGTAACATAAAGACTCAAATAAAGTCTCAGGACAAGTTGTAATTGAATGTTGAGTAAACTGTGTAACACCTGAAGGTGATAAAGAACAGTTACCCGCTTGGAACACTGGAGTTGAATCCAATAAGTTTAATGCTTGAGTACCTTTGATACCAGTACGAACATTAACAACTGATGCGGTAGTACCGCCGATTAATGCTTTAGCTAAAAGTTCTCCACCTACTTGGTCAGAATAACCACCGATGGTTGACACGTCATACGCAAAAGCTTGTTTTTTTAAATTACTCATTTTGTAATATTTTTTTTGTTTAATTATTTATTTCTTAAAGATTGTAATGCTTTAATTCTTGCATCCAAATTATCTTCAATTGCTTTATTAAAATCCAAAGTTTTACCATCAGCTATTTTCTTAGCAGCTGGTTCCTTTTTGAATGCGTTAAATTGACTTTCTAATTCTTTGTGCTTTTTCTCCATTTCAGATACTTTT